CAGCAATACTCACCTGATGAGATCCTTCATGTCTCTAAGGTTGCCAACACAGAGGCAATGGATAATGTAAAAGTTTTCCCATTCCCTTTCGACAACCTATCTAACTTCTTGCTTGGTCAACGCAGTGGAGAGATTACACTGTGGGCTTCGGGTACTGGTAGTGGTAAGTCTACGATTCTTCGTGAGATTATTCATCACCATCTTGAAGAAGGCCGAAGCGTCGGAGCAATCATGCTTGAAGAATCACCACAGGAAACTGTTGATGATATCGTATCACTGATCCTGAACAAACCTGTTCGGGCTATCCGTGCTAAGAAGATTATGAACGATCTTCGGGTTAAGCTTGGTAAGACTCCTATCGAGATTGATGTTATTGATGATCTTACAGATGATGAATATGCTGATGCTCGAAAGCAACTCGAACGCTCATCGCTGTATGTGTATGATCACCTCGGCAACAATGGACTACAGAATCTATGTGCTCGTATTGAGTTCATGGCTGTATCTCTTGGTGTAGATGTTATCGTCATTGATCACATCACTGCTGCTGCGGCTGGTCTATTGACTAGTGAGAATGATTTCGAAGGTGGATCTTCTGAACGCCTCTTGATTGATAACATCATGAAGGAACTAAGGGCTCTTGTCTCTCGTACTGGTGTACGTATTGACGTTGTGTCACAGCTTAAGAAAACTAACAAAGCTTACGAAGAAGGCGACAGGATCACCCTGCAAGATCTTCGTGGCTCTGGTTCTCTTGCATCTGTACCCAATACTGTCATTGCTCTTGAGCGTGACAGACAGAACCCCGATGAAAGAATCTCCAACACAACTCTTGTTCGTGTACTAAAGAACAGGCTTACTGGTAAATCAGGTATTGCCACCTGTCTCTTCTTTGATCATGGAACAGGACGAATGAGGGAGCTTGACTTCGCTATCGATGATGAGGGTAAGGTTGTCAACGATTGGGCTTCGTCTTGATTGTTGTAACCGGAGCAGGCAGGTGCGGGTCTAGCCTTATGATGCAGACCCTGCACCTGCTTGGGGTTCCTATGATCGGAGATCCTGAAGTAGATACAGGACGTAATACTTTAATGAAGGATGATCATATCGGTGAGCTGAGTAAAAAACTAGTTGCAGCAAACCCCAAAGGTTATTGGGAGTTAGATATACACGACCTTTACAAACTAATAGATAATGGGTTTGGAGATCACGAAGGCCGTGCTATTAAAATTATGGGTGCTGCATTTACAGAAGTGCCAGCAGAAAATATAGAGAAAGTTATATTCTGTAGACGTAAGGATAGGATGACACAAGCCGAAGGCCTATGGAATATTGCTCAGATTGATTTGGAAATAAAAGAAACTCAAGGTTCGTCTAATGAGTTTGTAGATTACTTTAAAGATAAATCAATTCAAGATGTATATACCATGCAAGAGTTGACAATGAACCACGCTGGATATATAATTGAGAAGGAACACCTAGACACGCTTGATATTGTATTCGAAGACATCGTAACCAATCCCCGACCGGAGATTGAAAAAGTAGTTCGCTTCCTAAATTTGGATGTGGATATTTCTAAGGCTGTAAAAAATGTGGATACTAGAAATGAGACTAGCGTTTGATATTGAATCTAATGGATTGAGTGAGGTTACGATTAACAAGAAGGGTAATGCAGTGCCTGAAGGTACTAAGGTCTGGTGTCTTGTGGCCCAAGACATTGACACGGGAAACGTCTGGGCGTTTACCGAGAACGATATTGATATGGGTGTAGAGCTTCTACGTAATGCCAAGCTTATCGTTGGACATAACATTGCTATGTTTGATATTCCTTTTCTTGAAAGACTGTATGGCCCTATCAATACCCCGGTAATGGATACCTTGATTGTATCTAAGCTGATGTATCCCGATAGACAAGACCACCCACTTGGCGGCAACTCTCTTGAGTGCTGGGGCAAACATCTTGGGGTGGAAAAGATAGACTTCTCTGATGGCTGGGATATCTTTACCGAAGACATGCTTACTTATTGCAAGCAGGATGTTAAGGTTAATGTAGATATCTTCAAGGCACAACAAGAGTTTGTTGAGAAGTATCCTAAGTCAGTAAGACTAGAGCATATGGTATCCCGTATCATCTCAGATCAAATCTGTAATGGTATTGGATTCGATATTGAGGCTGCTGACAAACTAGAACAAGATCTCTTTATGGAAAAGGTGTTAATAGAAGATGAGATGTCACAGATATTTCCGCCTATTATTGAAGAGCGGTGGTCGGAGAAGACTGGAAAGCAACTTAAGGACAAGGTTACTCACTTCAACCCTTCTTCGAGACAACAGATTGCCAGCAGGCTTAAGGCAAAGTATAACTGGAATCCTCCAAGAACCGAAAAGGGAAACCCTAAGGTCGATGCTGCTGTCCTTAAAGAACTTCCGTATCCGGAAGCTAAATCTCTGGTTAGATACTTTGATATACAAAAGCTTTTGGGTATGGTGTCCGATTGGATTAATCGTTCTCGTACTTCTCGTGATGGAAGAATACATGGTTCAATCATTACAAACGCCTGTGTGTCGGGGCGCTGCGCACACCGAGGTCCGAACACTGGACAGATACCAAGTGTAGGTCAACCTTATGGTTCAGAATGTAGAGCATTGTTCTATGCACCAAATGGATGGACT